GAATTCCCCTCGCACTTGCATCACTTTTGCCCCGAATTCTTGAAGGGTCGCTGCAATACCCATCGCCGCCATCGCCTTGCCGATAGATGATGCTGCGGAAGAGAAAGCATCATTCATTGTTTCCGCTTGCCGTTCCGCCTCCGCCCCGATTTTTTTCATCGATGATGTCGCTCCCGATGATGCCTCGCTGAAGGCGCTGTCGACCTTCTTTCCGCTTGCTTGCGCCTTGTCGGTTATACCTTGAAAGACACGAGATGTCTCTTGCGCCTGTTTCTCAAGACCCGAAAGGTCGAGTTCTACACCGTACGATATGTTTCCGTCATTATTTTTCATCTACTACTCAAAAAGGATTTTTAATGATTTCATCTTTGACTCCGCCAAAGTTAGACGGGTCGTTAGCATCGAGAGCGGGGTTCCACTCCTTCTCTTCATCGTAGTCTGGGTCGTAGGTTGGAGTGGCATACCCGTAAAGGCAAAGATTCTCATACGTCATTTCGTGCAGAACATAGTCTGGAGTACATCCCATGTTCTTGCACATCCCGAGTATCATCGCCCAGATTGAGTCGTTTTTTCTCCCACTCCGTTTACGGTCGGTTTTAGTATATTTGCCGTTGTTAGCGAAGTGGTAAGACCGAAAAAACTTCCTACTCCAAGTTCGGTCAGTCTTCCAGATACTATACGGTTTATCTCCGTAGCATCACACTCAAGAAGGATTTCATCCGCCAGAGCATCGATTTCTTCCGTCTCGATAAGTTCTTCATCCGACCGCCAAAATGCCCACCACGGTCTTCTTTTGGCGGGCATTCGGGATATTTTCCTGTGTTCTGACACTCTCTTTGCGCCGAGAATCATGACCGCAGCGATTTTACCGATAACACGAGAGTCTTTCGCCACTCGGAGTGCCTCTGTGACAATTTCCACGCCCCGTGCCGACTTGTCCACGGCGGGGAGTTGCGAAATATACTCCGATGCCATGATGATGGTCGCTACCGAGGGTTTCCCTACCTTGTAGGTCTTTCCCCCGATAACAATATCCTCTTTTTCGGTCTGAAGGATTGCTTGCGATGCCTTCTGTTCTGTTGTCTTGCCCATCTGATAAAAGATAAAACGGGGAGGTCGGGATGCCGTTCACACCCGAACTCCCCGCATTAGACTTGCGTTTCAGTTGCCAATTATGCAGTAGTGAATCGCTTGTACCAGTAGTTGTTATCTTCTCCGCCCGAACCAGGCTGCACATCGGTGGTCTTCTGGATATGGAACGTCAAGATTGCTTGGTTTCCGTTCTCCTCTGACCATGCTGGCGCATAAGAGATTGAACACTTGGGTGCCTCGATTCCCTTTGCTCCGCTGTTCTTTGGAGTTACCTTGACCGACCAGTCTCCGTCAACGATATGAGTCTTTACCTTGAAGTTGGTGCTGTCTGCGGCACCAATGCCGAGCAACGTCAGCAATTCATCCGTAGGTTCGATAACGGTAGTCTCCAGAGTGAGGGTGCCTTCCTGTCGCTCTTCAGCAACAATCTCGCCGCCCGTTGCTATCGCTTGCAAGGCATCTCCCTCTTCTGCTGAAAGGGAAGATGACTGATTGAGAATGACTCCGATACTCGAAAGGGAGGCTGCCATAGCATCATGCTCCCCTGTCTGCCCAATCTCTATCTTGCACTTTGACCATGCCATTATAACTTTTGCCATAACTGATAGTTGGTTTTAGTGATTAAAAAATTTTACGTCTATAGTTTATACGGGTGTATATCATTGTCTGCTGGGTGTCATCCATGTCCAGAGACTGCGGTGTCGTATCGACCGAAAATAGGTATTCAGTATTGTCCAGATTGGCGAACAAGTCAACGATGACTCTTTCGAGTGCCTCGATTCTGGGGATGTTCCTCACTTTGTTGGTGTATGTGCCGTGTTTGATTCTCGGCACGTAGACATCAAGGACAACCACCCCGTTCTGCTCTTGCCCATCCATTCCAGAGAGGAAAGACACCACAGCATCTTCTTTCTGCGAGTCCAGAGGTCTCATTCCCTTGCGGTAGACCTCTCCCCCTATAACGGAAGGAAGAGCGCTTGCCTTGATGACACGGAAAACATCCTTCTCAATCTCGGTTTCAGTCTTGATGTATTCGCTCATTTTACTTTGAATCCTATCTGCTTTAAAAGTTGAGGAACAAGTTTGTCTGCAAGCAACTCCGCGCTCGTGAGAACATTGTAACCTCTTGCCTCTACATATACTGCATAGTTCATTCCCGCTGTGACTATCAAGACAAGACCCTTGTTGTGCGATGATTTCACGGTCTCCAGAAACGACTTGCCGTTTTCCGCTCCCTGTGCCCCGCTGCCTTCTGGTCCAGAGAAACTCTGCGGTGCGGAATCCCGCAAAGTGACTCCATCCTCGACAACTGAATACCCGATAGACGAGCGAAGGTTGCCCGTTCGGTCGGTGTACTTCCCGTGGTCTCTTGCCTCTCGTATACATGACTCCCCCACATAGAAGAGGGTGTTTATGAGAACTTGGCGCACTTTCGCGTTGTATCCGCCCGCAAAATCCGCCTTGATTTTCTCATTCGGAGTCTTCAGTACGATGGGCATTTTACACTATTATCTTGATTCTGTCAAGAGACACATTCTGGATATCTTGCACCTCGTACTCTCCCAAGTCCTTGCATGCCCTTGTAAGGCGAACGTGGAGAGGGGAGAAGGGTTTACCCATCCGCTCCAAAAGAACCTCATACGAGGCGATTGTGAACCTTCCTTCGGAATACGTGCCCCTCGTGCTACGGTTGTTAGTACGAATAAAGCACTCTATCGGGGATGACCACCTGGGTTCCGCCGAGATGGGTTCCCCGTCTTCGTTAAAACCTTGGTCGGTGCCTTGGAGTAGATATTGGAGTGTGCCGTTTATCCTCATACTTACCAGAGATATGACCCGTTTTCGATAGTAGAGAGTGATGACAAAAACTCGGATGCATCGAGTCCATATTCGCCGCACCAGAATGAGATGTTGTTGCGCACGGATGCCATGTCGATAGATGTAGAGATTCCGCCCTCGCTGCGAGATGTCTCCACCCACCCCTTCACGATGATGATGGCGGTTCGCATGAGTTCCTTGTCCTTCTCTACAGCAAAGCCGTTAGGGTCGATTCCAGAATCCACAAGGGCGACCTCCAGAACATCCTTGTCGACATAGCAAGTGTTGCAGATTAACTTGCATTTTGCTCTGCATGCCTCCAGATTTGTCATGATACCTCCGTTTACTCCTCTGTTTTGAGGGTATAGATACCTTCAATCTCTGTGATTACCGGCAACGAGCGAGACTCCGCCTTTGCGAACTCCACTCCGTTGCTGCCTTGAGTCTCGCCGACACCCCACTGAGATACGCGGATACGTCCGTAGTTGGAGTATGCCACTCCGCTCTCTTGCTTGAGTTCGCTGTCTGCATAGGCATTCTTGATGATACCAAGTTTGCCCGCTGGGATAGCGACAATGTTCTTTGCATTCCACGGGGTCACGGTAGTGAGAGTCTTGCCGTTCTTTACCTTGATTTGACGGCGAATCTTCTCAAATACAGGCAGACCGTTAGACTGCATGAATTCATTCAGAAGAGTGAGTGTGAGCGGAGAGTTCTGCTTGTCGGTTCCGAAGATTACTTGTTTCATCTTCTTTGTGCGCAACATGTACGAGAGACGTGATGGAGCGATAAGGAGTTTATCGATAGCACCCTTGTCCTCTGCTGCATCGATAAGGTCTTGAATGTCTGCGAAACAGTCGACAGTCTCGATGTTTGCCTCAGTCCATTGGGTGTCCGCTGTTGCGATGTTCTCCGCTGGCATATTGAAATCGATATTGCCACGGACTCCGCCCTCTGGATTGTTGTTAGCATCGAAAGTGAAGACACCGCAATTCGACAATGCGCCGAGGAAAATCATGTCGATTTTTCCCTTGACAGAGTTCACAGGTTCAGTAACCATGCCCCACATTACGTCCACGAGTGCTTTTTTCATCTCCGCATCGGTTATCGACTTGGAGTCGAGAAGTGCCATTACCTTGCGGTATTCGCTCGCAGTCATCGGGCGTGTGATGGCATGCTTGAGGACTTTGCTTGCGAAAGTCTCAAGACCATAAGAGTCGAGCAATGCCTCTTTTGAGTCATCGCCAATAGTAGGCGCTGCAACGGTGATGTTGTACTTGCCGATAAGTTCCTCAAAATTGAGACCAATCGTAGGAGTGTCCCAATCCAGATACTTTTCGTAGATATTCTGGTCGAACAACTGCTTGTGCTTGAGAGATGCTGCATCGATTCTCGCTTGCACGTTGCGTGTGAGTTCGCCAAAAAGACTTGAATAGATTAATTGTGCCATGTTTTACCTCCTTCTTTACTGACGGATGAATACAATGTTAGGGTTGGTCGCCAACACTATCCCGCCCGTCAACCATGAGTCTGGGAATGATGGAACCAAGTCCTTGATAACAACTGCGCCGTATGCACAATCCAGAGTAGTGATGTCGCTTGCAAGAATCTCCTTGCTCTCGGTCAATACCGCATTGGCGGTGTATTTCTGCGCTGGGGTTTCTCCAGAGGTGTCCGCCTCTACAAGAAAGTCGCCCGCAGTCAGACCCGTGAGAGCAGAATTCAGAGTGATGACATCGTATTCCGCATTGCTGCGGTCAATAGCGGAGATGGTCTTTGCGGTTGTGTCGCCGCTCTTGATGACGCTGTCTCCGACCTCAAAGTAATTATCCTTCGACACACGAGGTTTGGTGGTTGTTCCGCCCGTGATTACCGTGCCGACCTTGATGACGGCTGCGGAAAGGTCGCTGAAATCAACCTGCACAAGAGACCCTCGCTTAAGGATGGTGCCTATCGAAAAAGTCTGCTTTGGCTTGAATCCTCCCGGCAGAACTTTCGACTCCCCTCTCCAGAACACTTGCTGGTTTCCAGAATAAGCGGTGCGTGCAAATGATATTGCCATTGTTCCTACTTTTAAGAGTTA